CTTGCAGGACGTTGTTGACGTCCAGTGCCGTCGTATCCGGCGTGCCGCCGAAGGACTGCATTTCCGAGAGCAGCTTGCTGTACCGATAGCAGTCCAGCTCCGGAATTGCCTTCTCTTGGACGAACACGTTCGTGATGTTGGCCGCGGACAGGATTTGGTTCGTTTCGTCCACGTCCATCGCGTCGACGAAGAACTCCACGTCGCGGTCATGCTGCAGGACCTTCGTCTCGAAATCATTGCTGATGGCCTGACGATTCCACCCGCCGGCGCGGCTGTGGTCCTTGTAGCCAGCCAGGTCGAGCCGCGGAATCTTGATCTCCTTCGCCCCCACGAACCGCACCCGGTCCGTCGTCAGCGCGGAGCTGGTCAGCTCACGTGCATATTTTTGCTGTAACTGCGTTTCAAACGCTGTGACATAGTTGTAAGGCATTGTTTCATCACTCCCAGATTATTTTTGTGGTGTATTTCCGAAGATGGCGGCCAACTGATCCTGATTAATGTTCGTCGGTGGCTGACCGCTCCCACCGCCGATGTGGAAACCGGGTTGTGGCTGCGGATCCTGCTTGAACAGGAACGCTTTGGACTCTTGTAGTGTCTTGAGTTGCTCGTCCAAACCAACCACTTTGTCGCCGTCCAGCACGAGCTTCGTCTTATCAAAAAGACCGGCTACCAGTTCCTCGTCGTGGACCTTGCCGGCGATCGCCGCTTTGATGGCGGTGGACAATTTCAATTCTTTCAGGTCGGTCTCGTACTTCTCCTTAGCCTGTCGGTTTTCGTCCTGGAGCCTCTGGATCTGCGCTCTCAGCTCCTCGCTTGACCCGGCCGCTTTCTTCAACTCGTCCAGCTGTTTATCCCGTTCGGTGACGTCGGTCTCCAGTTTCTTCTTCGCTTCTGCCACTTCGTTATAGCGCGCTTTCGGTACGAAGTGCTCCGGCATCGCTTTGTTGATGTCGCCGACAATCTGGTCGAGCTTCGATTCTTCAATGCCTGCTTTTTTCAGCAGTTCTTTCAACCATTCCATGTTTGATCACCCTCCGAATTTGTATAGCGGTTCGATCCGCTGCTGGTGTCAGGCCGATATACCCCGGCCGCGGGTAGGTAACAGAAAGGGCTCCGGAAGTCTCATCCGGAGCCCATAAAAATAGCACCCTCGTTTTATCGCGAGAATGCTTTAATCTTCGATTACTTCACAACTTGCGATATCGGGAACGGGGACACCTTCATAGTAACCTGATTGCTCCCCTTCTTCGGTCTGAATGCCAACTGTATCGTAATCAATATCCTCCATCGCACCGACTTCATATGAGATAAGACGACCGACAGTCACTTTTCCATACCTATCCGTTATTTTTACCTTTGAGCCCAGCATTTTGTAGAAATCGATCATCTCTATCTCTCCTTTCGCTTTTTGCTCGGATAATCTGGCACAATATGCACGCCCTTGTTTCCGTAGTGGATGCGGAAAACAGTCGTCTTATCCTCCTGGTCTGTCAGGTTGTTTACAGCGATGCCTACAACCTCGTCGTTTGTGATAATCGTTTCTTTACGATCCCATTCACCATTCGGTCCAATTTTGATAAGTCCTGTACCGGCATATTTATTGACCAGTTCCTGGGCTTCATCGATGCTGATTGTCAAGCGAGATGGACCATATTGGCCTTTTGCTCTGAGTTTTTCCTCGTACTGCTTGAACTCATTCGTACCAGGAATGTGCTTGTTTTGTTGCCCCGGCAGGATCGTCTTTGGCTGAGCGTCCGAACGAATGAACTGCCGTATTTCTTCAATTTTCGCACGATTTTCGGATTCTTTCAAGACGCGGCTTCGCTCTGCTGTGGAAATTTGCCCTTCGACCTTCTCGCGCCACGGTGATCGTCTCAATTCTGGATGAGCATTTAGATGTTCTCTCATCCGCGATTGCCACTCTTTAACCTTACGCGCATACCGCGCCTGATTATCTGGATCCATGCTGCCTGCTTCAAGCCTCTTATACTTGCGAATCTGTCGTTCAATATACCGTTGTTTCTGTTCCGCTCTATAGTTGCGCAAAGCTTTTTTATCGTCTGCAGGCTCCGGCAGCCGGCTAATGCCCGGGAAGTACGTGGACAGCGTATGCCGACAATTGGGATGAAAAGCACCGTTTCGCATCGCCTCAGACAGCCGGGGCGCGTTGTGTTCCCTCGCCAGCTGTTCTGCCTGTTCCGGACTGATGGACGTATACACATCATCGATCAGCACTTTGCCCTGATACGGCAGACACCACGGCGAGCAATTATCGTGTGCACTCATTATTACGGTGTAGACGCCCCATTGGTCGCGCTTTTTACCCTCGCCCAAAAACGTAGCCCGCTGGCTAGCCGTCCGTAGCGCCATCTCGGCCCACGCCGATATATCAACCTTGCGGCTGTCGCTGTAGGTGATCGAGTTGATCCCGCGCTCCAGAAACTCCTTCGTAGCCATATCGATTGCCTGATCCAGCGTCTTCGCGCCGGCGGTCATGTTTACCTCGGCCTTGAAGATGACCTGCCGGTAGACGTCATCCATCTTGCGCAAGACGCCGTATTCAGCCTGCTGTAGATCGTTCTTGACGGTTTCCTGTAGCGCATCGAGTTTCCTCTCATTCATCCCGAAAAACTGCGTCTCAGGCTGCGCTTTTGGAAGCTGGTCGTATGGTACTTTCCCCGGCTCGTAGTCCGGCTTGACCAGCTGCGGCTTCTCATCAACGGGCAATCCGATCTCGCCTGACACCTCATATGCAGCACGCTGTTCCGTGCCAAACAGGCGCCTGATCTCGTTCTCTGCTTTCTGCTGACCATCCTGGTAACTCTCCTGGATGACATCCTCGGCAAGTTTTTGGGCATCGCGCACAGCCCGGCGAACGATCTTGGTGTTGGTCTTCCTGTACTTGAGCATGTTCCGTAACTTGACCAATTGCCAGCGATCCCAGCGGAATCCTTCCTTGATCTCCTCTTCTTTGTGCCGCTTGAAGTTTCGGCGCAGTGAGTTGATCAGATCAAGTGCCATTTGCTCGAAAATGGAGATGATGTCATATGGATCGCGCTTGCGCTCATCAGCCATTATTCATCATCCTCGAGGCCCTTACCCTCGTCTTGAGCGTCCTGGTTGATGGCGGGCTCATCCAGTTCAGTGTATCCCTGCTCGGCTTTCAGGCGGGCGATTTCTTCCGCCTTCTCCTCGTCAGTCCAGCTGTCGCCGTACAACTCCTCGACTGCCCTTTCGATAGACATGATGCCGAAACTTCGGGCTTTGCCAACCGTCTCAACAACCGCATCAAAGGACGGGCTCGCGTACTCGCCGAACTTGACGGTGGCCGCATACTCGCCCGGGGCTCGACGCTGCATCGTGTCCTGGACTTTCAGCGCCACGTCCACCAGACGCGGGATGACCTCATTCAGCGCGTCAATGATTTTGCCGCGTGTGTAGAGCGTCGTTTTCTCCTTCTCGCGCTGGGCCTCAGCGTTGTCGGTTTTTTTGAGGTCAATTCCCAACGTCGCCGGCGAGATGATTCCCTGCAAACACATGTCCAAAGCGTTCGCGTAACTCTCCACAAAGGCCTCGTAGAGGATTTGCGGCTGCACGACATCAATCTGGCCTTTAGCGTCTTCGGCCATCACGCTGTTGATCTTGATGAATTGGTTATCGAATGGATTCGGACGCATTGTGGCGCCAGTCTTCGGATTGCGCGGGATCAGGTCCTCCGGAATGTACTTCTGCACCCGCCCCGCTCTGATCGCATCAATCCACTGGCTGATGACTTCGTCCAGCGCGTCGAAGTTGTCAGCCTTCGCCTCGAAAATTGATTTCCCGCGCCCAGCCCATTTCGGGCTCTTGAAAAACCGCATCGGCACGGCCATGATGAAGTCGCCGAGATACGTCACCTCCGGCACCAATCGTGAGACCTCCGGCAATGTCCCGAGCGGAACTTCCTTGCCATCCTCGCCGTATAGGCGCGTCCGGATGTAGCCGCGACCGTATGTTTCCTCCAGCCGGTAGGTCTTGTCCCTGTAGATGTATTCCGACAGGAAGACGATCTCCGTCAGCCGGCCGCGCACCCGACGGTATTCGACATGCTCGCCGCCGTAGAATTCGATGATCGGCAGCTGCGAAACATCCGGATCGACAACCAGCTTGAACGCACCGTCGCCGGTCACAAGCGTCTCAGCGATGCTTTCACCGAGCAGTTCAGGGAACCGGTTGTCTTCGCTGATTTCGTCCCACCGCTTTTGCTGGTCTTCGTTCTCCAGCTCGATGCCATCAAAGTCAGCCGTCACGATGTCCGTGATCCGGTCGATGATCATAGCCGGTAGCCCGCTATGAATCTTGCGGATCTGCAGGTCCGTCGATGGCACCGCAGCCCAAAAACGCGATCTTGCCACGCTATCACCTGTCGCAGTGGCAAGCTGTTTGTAAAACTGGTCCAGCTCGCTCGGATCACCGCGATACCAAAGCCGGTTCCGCAGGACGTTTGCTTCATATGACAAAGGTTCCTGGATAATGATCGACTGCTGCGTCGGTGCAGGCTGTATGCGTAATAGTTTCATAACCGCGTTCCTCACCCCATTACCCAATGCATTCCAGATGCTCATGTCACACCTCCTATCAAGCACCGAGCAGATACATCGTCTCGGCAACGCCAGTAGTCGCATCAGGTGCGTCGTCGTGCTGATTTTTACCCTCACGCTGGTATGTTGTCATGGCTTTGTAGTATTCCGGCCATCGGTCGCGCCAGTTCACCGGGAAATAGATATGGCTCATCACCCAGGTGGCGTTGGACAGAATCCTGGCGGCCTTGTTTTTGCTTTGGTGGAACCAACTGATATCCGTCCGGTTACTTCCCAGATCCTGTTCCAGGATCCGACGAACATTCCTCGCAAACGCTCGTCCGCCGCTGTTGGACTCAAACCGCGCTTTATTGACTTTGTACTCATACAGCGCTCGAGCAACGGCAGGCTCCGTCTCTTCCATCGCCGCCTTGGTGTAAATAACATCTAGAACATAGGCTTCTTTGTTGTACACACCCCAGATAATATTGCAAAGGTAATCATCGCCCTGGTCAGCGCTGTCACAGTATGCGTAAATCCCTGTAAATAGCGGATTGCCGGACGCATCCATCGGGATTCGTTCATATGTTTTGAACGAGCTGTACAGCTTGCCCTTGATGTCGATCGGGATCTGCTGATAGTTCGCACTGGCAATGTCGTCGCCCATTGCACGGATTCGCATCTCGTATGATTCACGGCTGAGGATGTCCTCACAAAGCATCGTGCCGTCGTCCTGCAGCGCCTTCATCGACAAGTGCCGGACGCGCTTTTTCTCCTCAGCGAAGTGCTCCAGCGCCCGCCCGGCCAAATCACCGGTCGCCCAGCGTGTCATGATGATGATGATCTTGCCGCCTTCCTCAAGCCGAGAGAGCATCGTATTCGTGAACCATTCCCAATGCTTCTCAAGCAACGTCTCGTTGTGAGCCTCTTCAGCATTCTTAATGAGGTCGTCGATGATCAGCAGCGTGGCGCCAAAACCGGTGGCTGTGCCCGTGGGCGAAGTAGCCAAATAACTGTTGTGCGCCCCTTCGAGGCTCCACAGGTTCATGGCTGCGTCGCCACGCCGGATCCTGACATGCGGGAATATGTCGCTGTATACGATGACCCGCGGATCAGCCTTGATAGTGCCGATCCCATTCCTCACCGCCTTCGAGAAGGTAGTAGAAAGCGTCTCGTTGTACGAGCCAGTCATAACCTTCTCACGGATGTTCTGACCAAACACCCACTGTGCGAAATGCACCGCTGTCCTGGACTTGCCATGCCGCGGCGGAAGGTTGATGATGAGCACGTCATCATCGGACATATAGAAGTCCTGCATTGCATTGCACAGCTCGATCAGATATTTCCGGTCGTTCCGGTAGAAGTCTGGCGCCAGCGCTTGACAGAAATAAAAAAACTCGCGCCTCGCGAGTTCAATGCGTGCATAGTGCTTAATTGTCTCACGATCAACCGTCATCCTGAATCAACTTCCTGAGCTCTTCGGTTGTCAGTCCGGACAACGGGTTATTGATCTCCATACTGCCACTGTGGGACAACTCCTGCCGATCGCGCCACTTGTCCGGGCGGCGGTTCTTAAGCCAGAAGATTTGAGCAGTGACGTCGGGCTGCACCTCTTTGGTAACGCGCTTAGTCTCAATCATGATCGTCTGACCAGTCTTGGGATCGGTAGTAGCCTCCCGAGTCACCTCTTCATAGGTGTATCCGACCGCGCGCTTGAACAGCGCATTCTCAACCTCAACGTCGGCGACCTCCTTGCCCCTTTTTAGGGCCGCCGCAAGTGCCGGGTACTGCTTCACGTACTCACGAAAAGTTGAGTACGCAACACCAAGCTTTCTGGCAATGTCAGCGTCAATGCAGCCATCTCTTGCCCAAGCCTCCACAAGCAGGAGCTTAGGCTCAACATGTGTATGATATTTGCTTCTGGCTCCTGCCATGTGATCAACTCCTTTACTCCTCGCTGTTATAGATCATCATTTTGGCAAACTCCATAAGCCCTAACACTTCGGCGATACTTAAATCTTCCCAGTCAACCGTTACGTCTCCCGTGATCACGTCAAGCTCGATTGTGATCTTTTTCGTGATTTTAGCCTCTTTTGCCATCCCACAGCACCTCCACATAATGCCCGGACACCGCCCCGCACCGATCCAGGCTCGGCAGGAGGAGGTGGGCGCTGCAACCCACCCAGCGAGGCGGAGGCACGAATAATGAAAAAAAGTCGCATTACTGCGACTCTGATATTCCGCACCGTCCTACCTCCCAGTTTACATCCGCCTGTTGAGACTTTGCAAGTAATGTAAAGTAAAGTCAAGTAAAGTAAAGCAATGTAAAGTAAAGTCAAGTTCCCCTGATAAGCTGCTCGCCGTACATCTTGATCACGAGCGAACGGATCATCGAGCGCTTGATGTCATATATCGTTTGCCGGCTGACTCCGATCTGCTCCGCGATCATGTACAATTTTTCCCCATCCATCAGCCCTTCCGCAACGGCGCGTTCCCGCTCGTCTGTCAGTTCGGCTACGGCACCTTCGATCAGCTTCATCTTCTGCTCGTAACGCTTCATACGCTCCCAGTTACGCAAGAACTGTTTAGCCTCTCGGAACGTCGGATCGCCCACGCCTATCGCCTTTGGCAGTGTCGATTCTTCGCCGTACTTCGTTATGCACGGGCTGATGATCTGTTCCCACACCTCCCTGGACTTATTTTTCAGAACTTCTTCCTCTTCTTTTATTTGTGCCACACGATCAGCCATCCAGCGGTAATCCCGCAAGTATTGCTCGACTTGCTGGATCGCTTCCATCGTGCGATCCAATTGCTCGACTGCGATTCCCATATTCCCCCACACCCCTCTTTTGTGATAAAATTCGGTGTAGGAACATTCATTCGCTTATCCCCAGCAAAAATCGTGCAGGGGATTTTTTTCATCTCCTCAACTTCGTTTCGATCCGCAAACACTCCTCCGCGGTCCGCTCGGAAAATGCCTCCTCAAACCGCTCGATCAGCTTGTTGCGTTCCTTTTCCAACCGCTTGATCTCCTGTTGTTTTTGCTCCAGTTCTTCGCGGAACCATTCCAACTCGCACCCCACGCATTGGTGGTAAATCATCACCGGGTTGCCCGCATGTCGTTTGCAGACTTTTGCCATTCCACCGTCACCCCGATTTCTTTGAGGACGTCACACAGTTTGTTATAGACGCCCCAAAGTCTTGCATCATTCATGGGAACAGTTCCAAGCACATCTGTAGCTATCCGCAACCCCTCGATCAACTTGTCGCGTTCCTGTTCCAACCGCTCAATTTCTTGTTGTGCTTCCTGATTGATCTTGGAGGCTATTTGCCTCCAGTAACTCACCGACTCCCCGTAATTTTTTGCCGACTCCAATTCACACCGCAACTTCTGGTTTTCCTCGTCCTTGCGGTCGAGTTCGCGTTTTAAGGTTTTAAGGCGAATATACAAGCATTCACATTTCCGCCTCGAACCCAGCGATCTAATCTCACCAAGACCGCCACACTCCGGGCAATCAGAGACGGGTTTCGACAAGTCAAGCACTTCCGCGATCTTCTTTTCCCGATCAATCGCACTCATCGGTTGCAGACTCCTTTCCGCTGCAATAATTCTCATCGTCGGTTTTTCCGTACTCATGCACTCACCTCCTCGATCTCAATCTCAATTCTCGGCTGTTCGCCGTATATCTTCCGCTGTCGGCCGACCTCGCATATCAGTCTGTCATCTTCCCACACTATCCCGCTGAGAGAATCCGTAACGCCCTTGAACAGGTTGTCGATGTCAGGTTTTCCGATGTGATACTCGCCGGGGTTGACGCGACGGCGTTTGCGTTTCCCACCTTCGATGCGCTCCACATATCCGCTTGATGGTATGGGCATCACAAATGTGATTTCCGTGATGATTATGGGGTTAGAAATAGGCACTTCCAGTTTCGCTTGTTGCTTTGCTTCCCAAGCCACCGCCGTCTTGTAGTCCAGATACTTCTGTGCAGTCGGTGAAACCCATTTCCCGCGACCAGTCATTCTCACGGCACCCATCGGCGTAACCGGTATAAACAACCTCATGCCCACTGCCTCCTTTTATCTGGCATCTGTCTCACTGGCATTTGATCATCATGACCACGATCCAATGACAAGAACTTGTTGAACTGTTTCAAGAACACCAGCTCCACCGTACCCACTGGACCGTTCCGCTGTTTTGCTATGATAATCTCGATGATGTTCTGTCGTTCCGTGTTCTTGTCGTAATAGTCGTCGCGGTACAGGAACGCCACGATGTCGGCGTCCTGCTCGATGGCGCCGGATTCCCGGAGGTCGCTCAACATCGGACGCTTGTCCTGCCGTTGCTCGACGCTGCGGCTGAGCTGAGACAACGCAATGACCGGGACGTTGAGTTCCTTGGCGAGTTGTTTCAGTGACCGACTGATATCCGCCACTTCCTGCTCGCGGTTGTCGTTCCTGCGCCGCCGACCGGACAATAACTGCAAGTAATCGACAATTATCAGATCCAAGCCTCTCTCTCTCTTGATCCGGCGGCACCTTGCCCTTATGTCTGATACTGTCAGCCCAGCGTTATCGTCAATCAGTACCGGCAGATCACTTAGCGTGCCTATGGCGGTTGTCATCTTGGTCCAGTCGTCTGGATAAAGTTGTCCGGATCTCAGCCGGCTGATGTCCACGTGAGCCTCTGCGCATAACATCCTCTGTGCGAGCTGCTGAGCGGGCATCTCAAGGCTAAATACCATCACCGACTTACCTGCCTTTCCAGCATGAACGGCTACGTTGAGCGCAAGCGCCGTCTTGCCGACACCAGGACGTGCTGCAATGATGATCTGCTCGCCCGGGTGTAATCCTGTTGTCATGCGGTCAAAATCAGGGTATCCAGTCGCCAGACCTGTTACACCGCGCCCGCCGGACTCAGCTGCCCGCTCTGCCTGCTCATATACGTCCATGAGCACGCTTCCCAGCGTCGAGGCCTCTTGCTTTTCTGCCGTTTCGTCGGCAAGTTCCACCGCTAATCGTTGTAATTCGGTCACAAGTCCTGATGTAGTGCCGGTGGCCGCGTCATTGAGAAGGCGCTGCATACGCTGCATGATTTTCCTCTCAATGGCGGCCTCCCGTACTCGTTCAGCGTAATGTACCGCGTTGGCCGCGGTCACCGTTGATCCTGCAAGCTGAGTCAGGTATCCAATGCCTCCCACATCGTTCAGTAGATGCTTATCCTGAAGCCTAGCAACCAGTGTCACCAGGTCAATTGGTATCCCTTCTTGGTAAAGCTCTGCCATCGCCGTGAAAATCACTTTGTGCTTCTCGGCGAGCATGTCATCCGGCTGCATTTTTTCTAGCACATCATCCATCACAGACGGATCAAGGATAACTGATCCCAAGACTGCGCTTTCAGCCTCCAAATGTGCTGGCACCGTGCCGACAGGATCTGGCGGCATGTGATCAAGCATTACGGCGTGCGACAATGCTCATCACCCTCTCTCTGATGTGAGCTGGGGGAGTAACAGCACGCTTAGCCATCTCGTCCATCTCGGCAAGCATTCGACGTGTTTCTTCTGCGCCAGGAACCGTTCTTTCAGCGCTGTAACCGCGGCGAATATCTGCAATCGTAGGCGGGAATCTCTCCGTCTGAACATGTTCGCGGAAGTTTGCCATGGCAACGTCGAACGGCACGTCTTTCAGATGCTGGTGCCAGTGCAATATCTGTTCCTTTGCCAGCTCATCTGGTACCCGGAATGCTGGATACGAAAGCGTGATCGCTTTGAACAGTTCAATCACTTCACCCTGTGTCACGTTCCTCAAGCTCCTTTGCAATTTGATTAAGCAGTTCGAGCTGACTGGATTGCCGGGACTTGGTACCCGGTGGATCTCGTCGTCGTGCTTGGTCGAACGCCTCGTCATGCTTTATGGCATCATCAAGCGTCATTACGCCGTTCTTGAAGTAGTTCTCAATAATGGCCCGGATAAGTCTAAAGTTATACCCGGATTTCCCGTGTTCGGCGGCGCGCTCGATCGCCCTAATGATCACTGCCTCCTGCATGCCATCTTCGATATAACTGACAAGTTGTTCGGATTGCAGCGGGTTGCAATCGAATCCAAAAACACGCTTGTGTGCCTGTTCGAAGGTTTCATTTTCACGCGCGTGTGCGTTATCTATCAATCCATCTATATTAGGTTTAGGTACGGTTATGGTTACGCTGGACGTCCGCTGGATGTCCGACGGACGTCCTTCGGATGTCTCTTGGATATCCTTTTTCTTTCGTTCCTTTCTCTTTCTTTCAGCATCCTGAGCACGTTTATCTATAAGCTTTCCGGCATAATCATACCAATCATGAATCGAAAGGGACCCGTCGTCATGACGGTCAATGAATCCAACTTCCACAAGACTTTCAACGAACAGTTCGGCATCATCCGGCCAGTCTGCCGCAATGGCAATATCTTCAGGATCACACCTGGATAGGTCGCCATCCTGGGCGTAGTCCATAGCCCACCACCAAAACAGGTGCAGATGACCAATCGCCTGAGCGATGTGAATATTCAGTTTTCTGGCGAGCTTCAATGTTTTGGGGTGTTTCGCCAACCCCTGATGGCTTTCAATCCACGCCATGTCGATCCTCTCCCTGTTCTGTGCTCATGCCGGTATGATCCTTTTCGTCCCGGTGTAACGATGTATCAGATGCAACTCCCCCGGAGGCGCCTTGGCCACGAGCCAATTGTCCGGATTCCAACCTGCGGCTTTGATCGCTTTCTTTTGCTTCAAAGTCGGGTTTTTACCTCTCAACTTGGTCACCTCCCCGCAACATAAACCGGCTTCCCGGTCACTTCCTGCACCCGCCGTTTGAAAAGCGCCTCATCGCTGTTGTTGTCGCTGAGGTGGAGCAAATGGATTTCCTGCACCTTCGACAGATCGTTCGCCCGCAGGAAGTCCAATACGTTCTCAAGGCTGAAATGCGAGCGGAGCAGCCGTGGCCGCATGGCCGGGTGAACTCGGCCGGCAGAAATGTTCTCGTCCAAAATGCGCAGCGAGTAGTTGCATTCGACGGCGATATGTGTCAGCCCCGAGAACGTATACCGGCAGTAATAAGAATCAGTGATAAACACCAGCTTCTCGCCCGCCTGGTTCGCCAGCAGGAAGCCCAAAGGGTCTTCAGCATCGTGTTCCACATCAAAGGGCATGATCGTCCACGTTCCGACCTGGAATTGCTTCTTCGCCTCTATCTGCTTCACGCGGTGCCCGGTCAGCCCCCGGGCGGCGATGGTGCCAGCGCTGGCGTAGACATCGACGCCGGCTTTGGCGAGGTCCGCAGCTGCCCGGGAGTGATCGAGATGCTCGTGCGATATGAGGCAGGCGGACAGGCGAGAGACGCGGAAGTCCAGCGCCTTGCGAATGTCCTGGAACCGAAGACCCGCCTCGATCAGCAGTTCCGTTTTCCCATCAGTCACGTGGTAGCAATTTCCTGTGCTACTGCTGGCAAGGGATCGAAACCGGATCATCAGAATCCCGGTCCGGCGCTCGCCGTGGCCGCCATAGGTTCGCCGAAGTCCATGACGCCCTGCCCTTCATGCCCGTCATCATCCCACGGATCGGTGGCAGGCTTGTCCGCCTTCTGCGCTTTCGCCGCCGGTCTTTCCGATTCCGGTTGGGGCGCATCGGTCGGCTGTGGTTCGGATTGATGATCGAGGTCGCTCTGCTCTTTGGCTTCATCCGGTGCAGGTTGCGCCTCTACGTCTATGGGCTCGCGATTTGCGTTTGCTGCGATTTCGCAGTGGACTTCCGCATAGGTTTCGTCTGTCGCTTCGTGGTAGTTCATCTCGATGAAGGCGTTGCCGAAGTCCTTTGGAATCTTCTTGACGATGTTGTTCCGCATCTTACGGATGATCATGGCTTCCCGGCTGTGGTACTCCGTCCACGCTGGGCTGATCCACTGTTGCAGTTCAGGATCGTCGAGGGCCTTCAGGCCAAGTTGTTTTGCCTTATCCAGAATCGCCTTTTTCTTTTCGACGATCTTTTTCAGTTCCTCCGGTTTGGCCTCGAACCGGCTTTTTGCAATTCCGAAGGTTTCGTTCATGAGGTTGTTAGCGATATGAGCAATGAGGTTCCGGGCGACATCCTCACGCTCGGCGATGTAGAATTCCACCGTTCCATCCTTTTTCAGGATCGGGTACACCACGCGGACGACCTCTCCCTTGCCCGTTGGCTTCCACTTCGGCGGGATGACATCGAAACCGGTGTAGACCGGATATTCGAACTCATCGTGCTCCCGGACGAGCCAGAACTGGCCGACCTTGGCGATGTCACGTCCAAAACGAGCAAGGATGGCATCGTTCCCGTCTCCCTCGATCCCCATTTCGATCTGCTTCTTCCATTCCGTGACTTCCTTGCCGTCGACCTTCTTCTTGACCTGCACGTTCCGGACCTGGAAATACACCTCCCGGGGGCTCGCCGCCGCGTTCAGTTTGAGCGCGGCGATGTTCAGAAGAATGTGCGTGATATTGTTACGATCAAGGCTGGGATCGTTCCAATCGATCCCGTTTTTATCCAGAACAGCGTTGATGGCGCCAATCGCGTTGACCACGCATTGCTTGCTGTACTGATCCATGCTCACCCCATTCGCCGTGAGCTGACGCTCGATCATCGGGGCGAAAAGGTCGGTCACTTTCACAAGAGCGGTCGAAAAGCTCATGTCACACAGCCTCCTTCATCGTTTTTGCTTCCGTCTCCACCCGCAACTGCTTGTCCGCCGCCGATACGATGAGCCTGATCTGCTGGCCGGGCGTGTCCAGCGGGTGGGTGATCGATTCCGCGTTGTCGATAAAGATCGGGGCGCAAATTCCGTAGTGCTCGCTCAGCGTGGCGATGATGTCGAGTCCTGCGTTGTGGCGGGCGGCATTGTTGAGCGACGAATACGGCACGCCATCGACCATGACTTCGCAAGTTTCTTCGAGGCCGCCATTGATCTGCTCGCGGAAGAGCTTGAACCTAGCCAACCGGAATTTGCTGTTGATCCGGCTTTCCAGCAGGTCGACCTTCGCGCGGACGAACTCTTCACAGAGGTAGAGTTCGTGCTCCAGCCGTTCGAACTCGGCGGCCAGAGCCTTTTCCTGCTGCTCCAACTCGGAGATGCGCCTGCGGGTGGATTCGACCAGCGCGAATTTCGCTTTCTCGCGCTCGAGGTCGGCGATGTGGGCTTCGTACCTGGCGATTTCCGCGCGGATAGCGGCCACGGCCTGGGTGGTGGAACGCTGCAGGCTGGCAATTTCAGCCCGCAGGGTGTCGATTTCGGTCAGTTTGGCCTGATATGACGGGTCATCCGTCACGTCGACGCGTGAGGCTTCCAGCTCGGACAATGCTGCGACAGCCGCGGCGTGGGCTTCCTTCTTCACTTGCAGGTCGGCGCGCAGGGTTTCGATCTTCTCCCGGGCCGATTCATTCTCGGCCTGCAGAGCTTCGATCTCAGTAGCCAGCGCCTTCCCGGCCCGGGTGATCGATTCAAGCTCGCGAGCCTTTTCGAGGTTGAACTGCTCCTCGGCCTTCCGGCGGGCCTCAGCAATCTTCTCGGCTGGCAGCGGCTGACCACAAGCGGCGCAGGTTTCGTCATGCTGGTGGCCTTCGAATTTCCGCCCATCGACCTCGTACCACTTTTGGCGCAAGCGTTCCCGTTCGCCACCCTTGAGCTGGATCGCCATCTCATTCTGGTTAATCCGGCGCTCCAGCGCGTCGATCTGTCGCTGCAGATCCTCGATTTCCATCCGCAGGTGGGTTTCCTCCCGGCGCGCCGCGGCGATCTTCTCCAGCGTGTCACCCTGGAGCCGGTTCTTGAGTTCGAGCATTTCGCCTTCGATTTCCCGGATGCGGTTCTGCTTGGCCGTGACCTCGCCACCGGATTGTATCCGGACGATTTCCTCCTGTTTCATCCGGATGATGTCGCGCAGCTCGTCGATGTGGGATTCGTAGAACTGCTCTGATTCCTCCGGCAGCTCCGGAATGGACCTGGTCGCTTCATCGATCCTCACCGGAATGCGCTCCAGCTCGTCGTTGATCTCCTTGCGCCGCGCCAGCACAACCTTGCGATGCTGTTCGATGGTGCGACCGTTCAGGATTCCGGGCAGTTCGGCCAGTTCAGGCTTCGATGCGATCACGTCCGCGTCCGAAATGTCGCCGCAGACCTCGAGCAGGATTTTGCGACGGTCTTGCCACTTGAGGACTTCGTTAAAGTAGGTCGGCGACGTCAGCAGTCTGAACAGGCCCTCGTCGACGATGCTGGCGACGGCCGCCTTGTACTCAGATTCCTTCGCCGGCACGCCGTCCACGAAATATTCCGTGGTGTGCCCCGAAAATTCCGCCGTTGCGCTGCCGCGCTTTTTGGTCCACTTCTCGCGGAATACCCTCCGGAGCGTCGTACGGCGTCCGTCGATGGAAAGTACGCCCTCGACCTCGTGTTCAAGGTTGTGGTAGGGGCTGCCGTCCGGCTTCAGCGTCTTGATTTCGAAATCCGCGCGGTTCGCGGAGTCCTTCCCAAACAGCAGCCACGTCCAGGCGTCATACAGTGTCGTCTTGCCCACGGCGTTGTCGCCGTAGACGTTCACATTCCCACCTTGGGCATCCAGCGTGAAATCGCGGAGCCCCTTGAAATTGCGGAGCGTCAGACGCTCCAGTACGATTCGTTTCATACCGTACCTCCTTGTTTGCCCTCATCACCATGTGGTAAAATGAGGGTGTAAATTGGATTTTCAATGTGTTTTGACCCGTTGCCGCGGGTCATTTCTCTTTTCCAGCCCAGTTGCACCCGTCCAGAAACTTCTGCACCACTTCTGCAGGGTATTCGACCTGGTACGGTACAACCGCCGGGACGAAACTCACTGCTCGTCTTCCTTCCATCGCAGCCTCCCCAGTAGCCCAACAGTCGACACAAATGTAATCTCCGAAGTCGTCAATTGCCCCGTCTACGTTCCGCTGGCCGCAGATTGCGCAACCCATCATTATCACCTACCTTTCGTCTGGTTTGATGCGTCAGCCGCATCGCTCGGTGCCCGAGGTCATCGGTGAGGGGGTGATGCACCTCACTCAGGCACCCAACGACGGGGCTGACAGCCCCTCTTTTGATGTGTTATAATGTAATTAAATAAAGTCCATTTCCAGTCGCCTTAGTTGGCGGCTTTTCTTTTTGTCCAACGCCGTGCGCTTTTCTTTTCTTCATTGGCAAACCTGATCATGCGCTTCAGGTACTCCTCCATATCTGCACGTTTCTTAGGGTCGATCTTGTCCGGGTTGCGCCGGATCCACTTCAGGTTGTGCTTTGCGGCACGGGCAATTTGATTTGCTTCTTGCACAAGTACATGTCTATCCAAACGGCATCCTCCTTTCCGATGCTTGTCCATCATGAAGCGCCGAAAATGCTCAAGAGCTGTTGCATGATCGTGATACCATCGAACCCGCATAGGAATGCAACCGCAACCTCATGCGCGTTGGTTTCCTTGAACCATCTCAGGAAAACCGACGCCGGCGGCTCTTTGTGACCTGTTTCAAATTTTGATATGTCCGACTGGTTGTAGTTGAGCCGGATTGCCAATTCCTCCTGACTCAACCCCGCGCGCACTCGAACCGCACGCAGGATCGCTCCTATCTCGACTTTCACGACTCCATTCACCACCCCGATATTCCGAATTGGAATAGTGCAAGGGATCATCGTGCTGTATTATGAATTTGTGAAATATAAGTCCCCTACACATCACCCTCACTCCGCCGGCTGCGGATCCCGGTCGGCGGATACGCCATCGCCTTCTTCTTCACGCGACATGTTTTCGACGATCCGCCAAGCGGATGCATAAAATCGATTCAAAATCTCCTCAACCTCTTTCGGATCCGTGCGGATATAATTGTCTGCGATCTTAATGGTTGTGTTGCCGATCTTGTACGTCTCGACAATGTTCGGCTCAATGGGCTGCCCATTCTTTTTCACGGCCGCATCACCCCTCGGTCTATGCTTATGCGGCAACTGGGCATGGACGGCCATTCAAATCACCTCCTGATCGAAGGATTATCTCCCCCTCCTGTCGAATGTTGGAAGTTGTCCAGACTTACCAAATACGCAGGAGGAATGTTGATCTTGAGCAGAGATAGGGAATTGTTCGAGAGAATTGCCGACGATGTTTTCAAAAGAGTGATCGATCAGTTCGAGAAAGATTTGGCGGAGCACGATCCGGTGATAATTACAGAGAAGGATTTGCTAAATTACATCGATCAGCGAATCAACATCGTCAGAGCCCACCTGGAACGCTATTCAACAGAGCTTGTTTGGCGAGCAATTCAGGCGTTTTCAGACGGAAAGTAACCCGCCAAACCTCTCTTCCGGACCATTCCCGCCGGTTTCGTGTCACCTGGCGCTTTGAATGGTTTGAAGCAGAGGGCGGAAGTCGATATACTCGCAGCGACTTCTTCCCTCACCTTTTCCAATTCACTGCGCACGATCTCGCGAATACGTTGCTCGTTCATCTCCCTCACCTCCTTACGCCGTCTCCGCCTCGGGGGCGGGTTGTCCTTCTTCCTCCTTCTGGTAGAATGGAATTGTCCAGTTTCACATTTTCATAGGAAGGAGGTGCATATTGTGGAAAATTTCATCTCAGAAAAAGACTTCGCTTTGGCGGTGGTTTCAGGTAACCCAGTTGGCGGGGGGAGTCCAGAAGAGACCGCCAGAAAAGCGCTTGATCTTTACCTTGCTGCTAAAAAGACAGTTCGCGAACACAACGAGAAAGTAAAGCAAGAAGCCGACCGAAAGTGGACCGAGACGTAATTATTCGTACATCGCAAGGATGAGCTTTACTGCCGCGTAAAGTTCATCCTCATCCCACCCCTGCTGGTTGGCGAATTCCAGCAGTTTTTCCGCGTTGACAAGCATATCTTTGGGGTGGATGTAGGTATCCTTGTCGTGTTTCAGCACAATAATTAATCCCTCCTTAAGCCGTCTCCGCCTCGGGGGCGGGTTAGCAAGAATCCTTCCATTCAAATCGAATACAGGTTTAAAGCATCTTTCTGGCAAAATGGAATTGTCCAGTTTCACATTTTGCTAGAAAGGAGGTTTAATATGGATAAGAACCAAGCCGCTCATGATATCGCACTTATAGCAGCAGAAAAGTACATTGAATCCAACATGCCCGCTTATAATGCTAAGGGCGGATTTAAAGCTCTTGTGTCAGACTTGGTAAGCAAATACAAAACAGCCTACGATCAAGCACTGGAAGAATTACAGTAAGGTTTCGTTCAAGATTGCCATCTTGGCCATTTCCAGGGTGGCAATCGCTTCACCAACGCTCAGTCCGGATCCTTTGATTAAGGAAAGCAATTTGTTCTGCAACTCCTGCTGCTTGTCGGTAAATTGACCATAGGTTTTCAGCGAAGTTATTTCGACCCGCAAAGTTCACACCTCCCCTCATGCCGTCTCTGCCCCGTGGGCGGTTGTTGCAGGAAACCAATCATTCCCATCTAATATCTGAAAAATCAGTATTTTGGGGGAATGAATCATATGCTGACAAAAGAATCAATCAAACTTCTAAAAATTATCGAAAAAGATAAAACTGTACCCGATGATCAGGAAGACAACTTGAACGGTTTATTAAGAGCCGGTTATATTTCTCTTGTTCACGATTCCGACGGAGAATGGACAGGACGCTACGAAATTACATTTGAAGGGAAAGCATTTTTGTCCGACCTCAAAATTAAGTCCAAGCGACATTGGCAATCGCTTATAATCCCGAGCGTGATCTCAGCGGCCTTGTCAATCGTTGTTTCCGTAGCAACGGTCTATGTGATGCATTGGCTCGGTCTACCTTGAGTTAAGCCAAATCAGGAAAATCGTCGTTGCCGCGGAGCTTAATACGGACACCAGCACCAAAATGAGCAACTTATATTTGAGCGCGTATTCCAGTGCTCCGAAGTATCTTTTGCGAAACGTTTTGGCTGCGTGCGACAAAACCGAGTCAGCGAAAAGCTTCTTTTCAATCGGATCCAATGAAGTCTCAGCCTCAACTTTCTCGATTAGAAAGTGGACTGTTACTTTGGACAGCTGGTCACGGAGGTCATTAACCAAAGCTCTCACCTCCTCACGCCGTCTCCGCATCAGTGGCGGTGGATTGGTTCATGTTGAATTCATTTTGTTCCTTTAAGGAACATTTGTCCTCAAAAAAAATGGTCCACGAAAAATCCAATACTTGACCAATTGCTTTGGCAACATCGACTGAAGGTGTTTTACAACCAGATTCAATAAGCGTGTAATATGAGCGTGAGATTCCTACACGTTCAGCAACATCTTCATGGGTAAATCCTTTTTTGTCTCGCTGTTCTTTCAGCCAGCACCTCACCTCTTTCACCTCCGATACGTTCCTTTTAGTAACACCTTCAATGATGATTATATGTTCCTTTAAGTAACTTGTCAATAGTTATGTTATACTTTAGGGAACATCGTTTTTATGTTTCTTTTAGTAACGTTATAATAATGGTATAAATCAAAAAAGTGGGGTTCATGATGATCGGTTTTAATAAGCGACTGAAATTAATAAGAGAAAACAAAAAAATGAAAGATCCTAAGTGGACTCAAGAATATGTAGCTGATGCAATAGGTGTTGCTCGCCCTACCTATACAGCTTACGAAAATGGCATAAAACAACCTCCACTTGAGACAGTAAATAAAATCGCTGATTTATTTGAGACGAATGTCGACTACCTCCTCGGCCGCACAGATGACCCTGCGCCACCGAGCGACGGTGTTGAATTATCAGAACGCGAGCTGCTTCTTAAGGAACTGGAGCAATACGGGAACCTGTTCTTCCAAGGGGGAGGAGAGGATCTGAGTGATGACGAGCTCCGAGAAATCGTAAGAGCTATGAGGGATGCAGCCCAAACGGCTGCGAAGAACACATATAACGTGATTAGCAAATATAAAAAAAAATAATGATCGAACACCCGGTCAGTCACCAAGATAATCGGGTGTTCTTTTTTGTGAAAACATCTTCATGGGAGGGATCCTCTGTGGAATGTCCACATATACATATATACCGTGAAGGATTCGAAGATCGGTGGGCTTACCCTTTGAATGATATTATGGATATCAAGGATTCATTTGACCTTATTGAAGTATTGCTTAAATTTTTGGAGTATAATAATATCAGGAATATTCCAGATGAAATCAACGAAAGTTTGTCGTTATTCTGATTATTATTCGGCAGAAGGGAGGATATGGCGATGTCAGTAACTGATCAGTTAATATCTTCGTACACCGAATGGTTTAAACAAAACATTTCAGTATCGGAGATAAGCGACGACATCATCGAAATTACTTCTCCCTTTTTGGATCGTCATAATGATTTTTTGCAAATATACGCTGAAATTAAAGGCGACAACATCCGGTTAACAGACGACGGTTACATCATTAGCGATTTAGCCTTGAGTGGCTGTCCTGTCGACAATACACCTCGCCGCAGAGAAATATTCAAAAGCATTTTAAATGGCTATGGTGTTAAGAGGTCCCACAAAGACGAATTATACGTCGATGCGACTTGGGATAACTTCCCTCAAAAGAAACATCTGCTTTTGCAAGCAATGATGGCAGTAAATGATATGTTCATGACGTCACATACAAACGTATCCACGATCTTCTTTGAAGAAGTTGAAAATTTCTTTATCGAAAACGGCATTCGATATACAGATTCCATTAGCTTGACTGGTAAAAGCGGATTAACCCACAAATATGACTTCGTAATCAACGGTTTTCGGGATACTCCAGATAGGTTGATTTCAACAGTAAATAACCCAAATACAGACCGTGCAAAAATCGAAATTTTCGGATGGAATGAAGTCAAGGATACGAGGCGTAAACCCACTTCCCTGTATGTTTTTCTGAATGACAAGAACAAGGAAGTCGCTTCGGATATAATTTCAGCGTTCAACGAGTACGGGATTATTAGCGTGCTTTGGTCTAAGCGGCAACAATATATCGAAGAGCTATCAGCTTAATGATGTCAGGGCCGGATATAGATTCCGGCCCAAGTTACATCTTTGTATTCACTTTGGTCTGTTATAATATTCCTTTGAAAAATCTTCGTCTCCGTTCTATAATACGAACAAAAGTTCGTATTATGGTGATGCGGATGCTGAATCATTACACGCCGAATCAAGTCGAAGAGTTCATATCGAAACTGTACAAAAAACATGATATTATTTCTGCTCGTGACCTTGACCTAGAACGTATTGCGTCAATCTGGGCAATTGACCTGCGGTATACGAGCGCTTCAAGAGCATTTTCCCAATATGAATCGGGTACGTCTTACATATTCCTTCCGAAGCAAATCCCAACCAGCGATCAGCGAGCAGCATTCTTTCATGAGCTTTGTCACATTTTAAGGCACGCCGGAAATCAGCGTATCATGTCGGACACATTCCTTCATCTCCAAGAATGCCAGGCAGAACATTTTGTCATGTTTGCCTCCATGCCATATTTCTTAATCAAGGATTATTTGAGCGAAAACCCTTCGGTGATCGCCGAAACATTCCAGATTCCATTGACGTATGTACATAAGCGACTTACATATATTCGGAATCGGATCCTATATAACTATGAACTTGGAATAAATGAAAATAAGCCAAAATGGTCACCAGAGACGATTAAAGTGCTGCACCAGCTCAACCGCATTATATTAAACAGAATTCATTACAGATATTATGGCACTTAGTCATCTGCTTAAGTAATCGTTGTTAAATTATAGGAGTGATTGCGGTGTACAAGTTGCCAGACGGAGAATATTGTGCCTACCTACGAAAATCACGGGCTGATCTGGAAGCAGAATCCCGTGGTGAGGGCGATACCTATGCACGGCATATCAAGATTTTGCTCGAATTAGCAAGAAGACATAATATTACTCTGACCAAAATTTATCAGGAAAAGCCGGCAACGTCGGGGGAAAGGATCTCGGAACGTCCCGAAATGATCCGATTGCTTGAAGATATTGAAGATGGACTTTGGACAGGCGTGCTGGTTGTTGAAGTGGAACGTTTAGCCCGCGGCGATACCCTGGACCAGGGCATAGTCGCTCAAACATTCAAATACTCGAATACACTCATCATCACACCGATGCGGGTCTATGACCCAAGCCGGCCGGAGGACGAAGAATATTTCGAATTCGGTCTTTTCATGAGTCGGCGCGAATTCAAGACGATTAATCGGCGATTGCAAACCGGACGGATTACGTCCGTCAAGGAAGGGAAGTATGTCGGAAACAAGCCACCGTATGGATACATTAGAGTAAAGCTGGACAATGGCAAGGGATACACGCTTGAGCCACATCCAGAACAGGCACCAGTCGTGAAGATGATCTTCAGCCTTTACACAGACCCCGATCCGAATCGTCGCATGGGAACAGCTTTAATCGCCCGGTATCTGAACGAAAAGAAAATCCCGACACAGCGGAACAAGCAATGGACTGTAGCAACAGTTAACGGTATTCTACGAAATCCTGTTTATATCGGATATGTCCGTTGGGGATCCCGACCAGTTGCTAAAAAGAAAAACACGAAAAGCCGCCCGAGAAAGCCGATCGAAGAATGGACATTAGCAAAGGGATTGCATGAGCCGATCATCGACGAAGTGACATTTAGGAGAGCACAGCAAATCATGCAGCAGAATTCGCATCCGCCGGTTGATCCAAAGAAGATCAGCAATCCGTTCGCCGGTCTGGTTAAATGTGCCTTCTGCGGTTCGGCCATGATCCTTCGTCCATATAACGATAAACGCCCTCCTGGCATCATTTGCTCGCGGCAAGGCTGCAAGAACGTCAGTTCCATGTTCCACATTTTCGAAGAGCGCGTGCTCGAGGCGCTTAAAGACTGGCTTGAGGAGTACAAATCGCAATGGCTGCAAATAAGGCCGGAAGAGAAGAAACATGACAGGTTGGAAGTGCTGCGAAACGTTCTTCGAGCTCACGAGAAATCACTCAAAGAACTCGAAGTACAGAAGGACTCGCTGCATGATCTTGTGGAAAGAAAAGTCTACACGATCGAAGACTTCATAGAACGCTCCCAAAAGCTCGCGAAACGTTTTGAAGAAGTAAATGAGGCAATTCGACAGGTCAAGGAAGAAATCGAAAATGAGGTTCAATTCCGCGCGTCTCAAGACGAATTTATTCCGCAGGTGGAACACGTTTTGGACATATACCACAAGACAGAAGACCCGGCACTTAAAAACGAACTCCTCAAGTCCGTGATCGAACAAATCGTGTATCGTAAAGACAAACGCGGTCATTGGAAAACCGGTGGAATGGATAACTTCGAGATCTCCCTTTTCCCTAGAGTCCCAAAGCAAATTAACATCAGTACATCATAACCGATAGCTATGATGTACTGAATCTT